ACCATTATCTCTAACCGATAACAGCGGCCAATATAAGTAACAGGTTAGAGATAATGGTTAAAGTATTCATTGTAGTATTCCCTTTTGGTTTATTGTCAGAAAGGGGAAGCCCTTTCGATAATAGGATTGTACCAAAATAATCTATATAAAAACAATATTATATTGTTATATAAGCTAAATAAATTTTGGTTTGGCTTATTAGGATTGTTTAATCGATAGTTTTTTCTTATTATTAGGGAGGATTCAAGCATAGATTGATATCTAGATGGCGATCAGCTATAAAAAGTCCAGATATATTTACACTAATTTAAACGGCAAACAGTAACAGGATCAATGGTTTAGCTATGGATACGAAACACGATAACAATATTTACATTAGGCTTAAGGAATGTTTGGCTAATGATTGGTATGACCTTGCCGAACATCTAAACAATATAACCGGCGCATTAATTGACGTTCCAGAGTCTGGCCATGCCATCCGCTGCGAGTTGATCGGTTGGTGTGACGAAGTAGACGGACGAATAGAAACGCTAACCCGCGCCCCAAGCTCAAGCCTAGATGATAATGATTCTCATTTGTATGGGGGGGTATGGGGGGGTCAGTCCCAACCAGAGAGCGCCGACCTACCCCAAAATACGGCCAGCTTTTTTAGCGACCCTTGTGGAGATAAGTTCGGCTGTGAGAGTTAATCTGTTCCGTTGTGGCTGGGTTTAATGTATATTCACACAATCTATCCAATAAGCTCCCTAAAGGGCTTAAAACGCAATTTAGAGGCATATAAGATGGCTAAGAAAGGTAAACAGGGTGATGGTGGTGGTAACCCTGACAAAGCATTGATTGTATTCGATTATGATATGACTAAGGAATTACAAGACCTTGCTAGTGTTTTGAATAAAGGGCAGCTTGCTTCTTATTTTGGAATCACAGAAAGAACGTTAAGTAATATTGAAAAGAGACAGCCTGAAGTTCGTCAAGCTTATGAGTTTGGCCGTGCGTCTAAAATTGCTGCTATGGGTAACAACTTAGTTCAATTAGCCCTTGATGGAAATGTTACTGCTAACATCTTCTACTTAAAGACTCAGGGTGGCTGGAAAGAAGAGCAAGCAGAATCTTCGGCTCAACCTATTAGTATTAATATTGTTCAACCATCTGAATGAATACAATAAGTCCTACTGGCCCGCAGTTTGAGTACATGACAACGACTGCTAAATACCCTGCTCTGGTAGCGGGGTTTGGCGCAGGTAAAACTGAAGCTGCTGTTAAACGAGCTATCGTTGGAAAAATACAAAGCCCTAAAACAGATCGTGGTTTTTATGCACCTACTTACGATTTGATTAGGATGATTGCTTTTCCTCGATTTGAGCAGGCTTTAGAAGAATTGGGAATTGGATATAGACTTTATAAGTCCCCGCTTAATTATCTGGAGATTACTGGTTACGGTAGAATCTACTTTAGGTCTATGGATGCCCCGCACCGGATTATTGGATATGAGCATGCTGATGCTGATGTAGATGAGTTGGATACTATGAAGCCTGAAGATGCGGCTTATGCTTGGCGGCAGATTGTAGCAAGAAACAGACAGAACAAAGAGAACGGTAGTCAAAACACTATCGGCGTTACTACTACCCCTGAAGGATTTAAGTTCGTATATGATACATGGGTAAAAGACCCTAAAGCTGGATATGAAATAATCCAAGCGCCTACGATGAGCAATCCGCATTTACCAGAAGAATACGTCCAGAGTTTAAGGGATATATACCCTGCTAACTTGCTGGCGGCCTACCTAGAAGGTAAGTTTGTTAACCTGCATTCTGGGACGGTGTTTAACAACTATGATAGAATCGCATGTAGATCAGCAATGACTGCGGATCAATCCACTCTAGTTCGTATAGGGATGGATTTTAACGTAACTAATATGTCAGCCGTGGTTTATATAGTTCATGACGATGAGTGGCATGCCGTGAACGAATTTAAGGGGATTTATGATACCCCTGCCATGATTAGGGCAATACAAGAACATTATCCTAATCACGTTATCAGAATCTACCCCGATGCTAGTGGCCGGAGTAGGAAGACCGTTGATGCGTCTATATCTGATATATCATTATTAGAAAGCGCGGGATTTGCTGTTTATGCAAATAAAGCTAACCCGTTTGTTAAAGATAGGATTTTGGCCGCTAACACGGCTTTTGAGAAAGGCAGGCTTTTTGTCAATGATGACCTATGCCCTGATTACGCTAGATGCCTTGAGCAACTTGCTTATGATGACAATGGAACTCCAGATAAGAAATCTAACCTTGATCACTTGCCTGATGCGGGTACATATCCGATAGCCTTTGAAATTCCAGTGGTTAAGCCTGTGGCTGACCTGAGAGTCCGATTTGCGAGATAAAAATTATGCCAGTAGATAGCAGACACCCCCAGTACGAAAAAAACGTAAATAAATGGCTATTAGTCCGAGATTGTGACGAAGGCGCTTACGCTGTGAAGTCTAGATCAAAAGGAACCGAGAGTGCTATCGGAGCCATGAAAGGTACTGCCTATTTACCACCGCCAAATGCTAGTGATGGTTCTACAGATAATAAATTGCGCTACCAAGCTTATGTTGATAGAGCTAACTTTGTAAACTTTACGGCTCACACCAAGGAAGGCATGCTTGGAATGGTGTTCCGCAAGCTATCAACCATTGAAGTAGACTCGTCTATTGATTACATGCTTAAAAACGCTAATGGCGATGGTCTTTCACTCGATCAGATGATTAAAGACTCTGCTAGTGACGCGTTAATGGTTGGAAGGTATGGATTATTAGTTGATTACCCGTCTGCACCTGAAGGATTGACTGATTACGAGGTTTCTTCACTGTATTTGCGGGCTAACATACTCCCTTACCCAGCAGAATCTATTATTAACTGGCGAACAGTTAATGTTGGTGGTCTAAAGAAGCTTTCATTGGTTGTATTGCAGGAACCTACGCTAAAACCGTCAGAAGATGGCTTTGATTACGAAGAATGCATGTATCACCGAGTACTACGCCTTGAAAATGGTGTATATGTTCAGAATCTGTACGATGAAGACGGAGAACTGGTTATTTACGAAGATGGAAGCTCTGATATCTATCCTCGCAAATTTGATGGCTCATTTTGGGATGAAATACCCTTTTCTTTTGTTGGCTCAGTAAATAATGATGAAAGTGTTGATAAAGCACCGCTATATGACATCGCTGAGATCAATATATCTCATTACCGTAATTCTGCTGACTATGAAGAGTCATCTTTTCTGGTCGGACAGCCTACACCTACGTTTTCTGGACTAACTCAGTCTTGGGTTGATCAAAATATGTCCAATGGCATATCTTTTGGGTCAAGATCGGCTATTTTGCTGCCTGAAGGTGGCGGAGCTGAATTATTGCAAGCCAGTGAAAACCAAATGCCATTAAAAGGCATGCAAATGAAAGAAATGCAAATGGTTAAGATTGGAACCCGCATAATTGAAGACGGTGGCGGAGAAGAAACTGCTGAAGCGGCTAAAATCCGGTTTGCTGGTCAAAATAGCAAGCTTGGAGCAATTATTATTAACGTAGAGTCTGCTTTTGAGAAATGTTTAGACTGGGCCATGATGTATATGGGTGGAAACGCCGAGCCAAGCATTGAAATCAACAAACAGTTCTACGATGCCACTATTGACCCGCAATTATTGATGGCTAACATCCAATTAATGGAAAAAGGCATAGTTGCTAAGTCAGATGTGCGATATTTAATGCGTAAAGCAAGCTTAATTAGCCCAGAACGGACTGATGAAGACCTTGATGCAGATATCAGCCAGCAAACACCAATTCTGTCGGCTGAAACAGAAGAATAGCTGTATACGCCGGAGCCATTAAAGGGATAAATTTGTCCCTTTTGCTGGAAAAGCTTATACTTGTATGATACTGGGGAGTAGGAACGCATTTATGCTCTCCTTTTTATAAGCGGTCAGTGACTGCTTGGTTTGTGACCAAAGGTGATTAAAATGAGTGAACAAGAAACAGAAACTGTAGAAATTGAACCAGTAGAAGAAAATATAATTGATGCTGGCGAATTATCAAAACTGATGGCAGAAAATGCATCTATGAAGTCTAAAATGGATGAATTACTGACTGAAGCTAAAAGAGCGAAGCAAGCCAAAAGAGACATTGAGGCCGAAACGCATGCAGAACGGGAAAGAGTGGCAAAAGAGCAGGGTGATTATCAACAATTACATAAATCCGCTCAAGAAAAGTACGAAAGCACTTTAAAGGAGCTGGATAGTCTGCGCCAAGGCGTGGCAAATGAGAAGAAAAACAACACAGCATTAAAACTAGCTGCCGACCTTGCAGATGGCGCAAATGCTGAGATTTTAAGTGAGTTTATTGGTCGCAGATTGAAGTTCCATGATGACGGTGTTAAAGTTACCGATGCTAATGGAAGTCTAACTGTGTCTTCACTTGAAGACTTAAAGAACGAGTTTAAAAACGATGCAAGATACTCTGCATTGTTAAAAGGAAATCAATCATCGGGCGGCGGTGCCTCTGGTGGCTCAAATAGTGGCGGTGCCACAAAGGTAAGAAGTCGTGCCGAGTTTGAGGCACTTAACCCCGTTAAAAGGATGGAATTTGTGAAGTCCGGCGGAACTATAACTGATAATTGAAAGGTAATTTAACATGGCTAATAACATTACGGCACTTGTGCCAGATATCTACGAAGCACTGGACATCGTTTCTCGTGAACTAACGGGCATGATCCCATCTGCTACTATGAACGCATCAGCAAGCACTGCTGCTGTTGGACAAAACATCCGAGTTGACGTTGAGCCTGCTGGCAACGTATCTGACATCTCTCCTGCAATGGTTGTTCCTGATCCTACTGGTCAGACTTCTGGCTCTACCGACATCGTAATTACTAAGTCTCGCGCTGCTGAGTTTGGTTTTAACGGTGATGAGCAACTAGGTCTGCAAGGCGCTGGATACCAGAACGTCCGTGCTGCTAAGATCGCTCAAGCAATCCGCGCAGTAACCAACGAAGTAGAAACTGATCTGTGTGCTTTGCAGTCTACTTTCTCTCGCGCATACGGCACCGCTGGCAGCAGCCCTTTTAATACTGCTAACGATTACACCGATGCTTCTAACGTCTTAAAGATTCTGAAAGATAACGGCGCTCCTTTGCAAGATAACCAGCTAGTAATTGATACTTCTGCTGGCGTTAACCTTCTTGGTAAGCAAGCTGCTGTTGCTGATGCTGGTAGCGACTCTATCTTGCGTCAAGGCGTACTGCTTGATGTAAACGGCATGCCTATTCGTGAATCTGCACAGGTTAACACTTCTGTTGCTGGAACTTCAGCTAACGCCGTAAGTGCTGCTGCTCACGTTGTTGGTCAAACAAGCATCGTGCTTAAAGCTGCTGGTACTGGCACTATTGTTGCTGGAGATGTAATCAGTTTTGCTGGTGACACTAACAAGTATGTTGTTGTTACTGGTGCTGCTGCTGTATCTGGCGAAACTATCGTTATCTCTGCTCCAGGTATCCAGAAAGCTCAGGCTGTTGGCGACAAGGCAATCACCATCACTGCTGCTTCTGCTCGTAACATGGCGTTTAACCGCTCTGCACTTGTACTAGCTGCTCGCGCTCCAGCCCGTCCTGA